TGCTCTACCAACTGAGCTATAAGGGCGAAATGGTCGGGAATGTAGGATTCGAACCTACGACCTCCTGCTCCCAAAGCAGGCGCGCTGACCAGACTGTGCTAATCCCCGTTATTGCTATCTATATATACATTCGAAATGAATATGAACTAAAAAAATGGATGCCCCTCCAGGGCTCGAACCTGAACTCTTCGGAATCAAAATCCGACGTGTTGCCAATTACACCAAGGGGCAATAAAAGTGGTGGGAAAGTGAGGTATCGATCCTCCCCCGCGAACGGATCAGATTTACAGTCTGACTGCCAGAGCCACTGGCTTTACCTTCCCTTATTCCATACACCCTATCGGTTAACCCCATTCTAGATTGCGGTAAGGAATCCGATATTCGCCAGCGTTCCCCGTCTGTTAGTCTGGCATAGGTCTCTCCGGTAGGTTCTAGAATACCGGATAATTCTGGTGAACGATCTGGGGCTCGAACCCAGGACCTACAGGTTAAAAGCCCGTTGCTCTACCTACTGAGCTAATCGTCCATTAAACTTTAACCGATGTAGATCCGATGACGATCGGAATCTACAGGTGCACCGACTACACGATGTTCTATATAGTAGGACTGAATGAACTGATCACCGTCACGAGTATACACACCGTAAGCAGTCCGCGCTTCTTCTTCGGATGCATACACACCCAGTAGAATCGAACCTTCGTAATCCCATTCACCTAACAATGCAAAAACTTCCATAATAAATTCCTTTAATTCAAATTAGATAGACAAAGCTGAACGTTGATACTTGATCTCGCGCATAAACTGATTAGTAGTTGCTTCGCTGAAATCAAAACCATTGCATTCCATTTCGTCTTGAATGCGAAGAGCATCATCAAGGCTAATTTCAAGAATCTTAGCAATTTCACGTGTGTAGTAGTTCATGACAAAATTCCTTTTCAATCTGTATATTCTTACCCTACTGCATAAGAGATAATTTGTACACCCTAAAAACGAATTTTATTAAAAATAATTTGGTAGGGGTAGTGGGATTCGAACCCACACTGTGCGAATTTTAAGTCCGCTGACTCTAACCATTTGGCCCATACCCCCGTTGATTACCATTCATTGATAATCTGAATTCCTTTTTTGCGGTAGTGCTGCCTCCAATAGAAGCATTCATCCATCATAGCATGACCGCTATAGTTCTTATACTCAATCTTACGAAGAACCCTGTTGGTTTTAACGTTGCGAATGGTGAGAGTGTAATTGAGCATCTTCGTTTCCTTTCTGATTATAGATTCATCTTACATCAGAAATGGAATAATGTACACCAAAAAATGGGGTGATCGACGGGTATCGAGCCCGCAACTCCGGATTCACAATCCAGCGTGTATCCATTAACACCTCGACCACCATAAACTCGTGTCAGACCCCGCCAGCTACCCAGCACCTCACGACACTCGCTACGCAAGCACCGTCTGACATTGCCCTAGCGTTACCCTCAACTTGGCGGAGTTGCCAATCGCGCAAGAGAACACCACAGCGATCAACCATTACCGTGTACTCGACTCCATATGGCGGAACGTCAGGGAGTCGAACCCTGTCTACCCTAAGGTAGTACACCTTAGCAGGGTGCTGCATTACCGTCCTGCCCACGTTCCTGAAACTTGGTAGCCCCGAGCGGTTTCGATCCGCCTTCTCGTCAGTGAAAGTGACGTGTCCTAGCCAGTAGACGACGGGGCCATGGAGGAAGCGGTGGGATTCGAACCCACGGTACCCGCGAAGGTACGCTGGTTTTCAAGACCAGATCAATCGACCGCTCTGACACGCTTCCAAATTTTGGTACGGGTAACAGGGATCGAACCTGTGACCTAACGATTATCGGTCGTTTGCTCTACCAGCTGAGCTATACCCGCACATAAACTTTATAACAATGAGAAAGAACAAACTGGCCCCGGTGGAGGGAGTCGAACCCTCGCTAGCGGTTTTGGAGACCGACGTGCTACCGTAACACTTCACCGGAATAACTTGGCGAACTTGATGGGTTTCGATCCCACTACCTCCAGCGTGACAAGCTGGCGCTCTCCCGATTGAGCTACAAGTCCAATGAACTCTTATTTATACCCTTCTACACAATTCACGCTTAATTGTACATGTTTATTTTCAGTTTAAATGACGTACAGCGTGATCGGCAGCATGAGTAGCAGCAAAAGCAGAAGGCTTGATCTTGGCATCAATACCAAGAGAACCCTTCACCCAACCAAGGGCTTCCTTCACCGCAACCGAAGACTTATGCTTCGGATTAGGATTAATATCAAGGTGGATCTCCATATGGCGATCACCGAGTACTTCAATGATTTCAGTCGCAGTAGCCACAGCGTGCTGAACCTCAGTCAACAGACGTTGCTTTAGGTTACCATAGTCAGGCATATCGACAGACTCATGGAACAGACGGCAACCTTTCTTGGAATCCATGTGTACAATCACGACTGTGCTGTACTTGGCATACCACATCTTGTTCTTACGAAAACGAATCGAGTCACAGCCGATATAGACCGATGACTCTTGACTCGAATCGAGAATTGCTTGTTTAGCTTCTTCAATCATAGCTCAAACCACTTTAATTCTTCCTGCTGCTTCACGAGCTTCTTCTATACTGTGAGCCAGTACAACACCCATGCGTCGATTTTTACGACAGTATGGCTTACCGAAAACACGAACCTCAACACCTGGTGTTTTTAGAGCATCTTCAATACCTTCATAACGCGGTTTTGTATACGTATCTTTTTCAGCAAGAATAACAGCTGATGCACCAAAACCACCGGCAATCTTAATATTTGGAATAGGAAGACCAAGAATTGCTCTGAGGTGAAGATCGAACTGTGAGATATTCTGACTAATCATAGTTACCATACCAGTATCGTGTGGACGTGGTGATAGTTCTGAGAAGTAAACAACGTCACCCTTGACAAAGAACTCAACCCCAAACAAACCGGCACCACCCAAGTCATCCGTAATCGTCTTAGCCATAGCCTGCGTTACACCGTACGTTGCGATATTTTTAAATGGCTCCGGCTGCCATGAATATTGATAGTCTCCGTTTACCTGAACGTGTCCGATAGGATTACAGAAGAGAGTCGGGCCATCTTTCTGCTTAACAGTCAGAAGAGTGATCTCATAATCAAAATTAATAAACTCTTCGATGATAACTCGTTGACGATTACCGCGCATATTTTCACATGCATAATGCCATGCAGAACGTACTTGAAGTTCGATATCAACATCAGTGTCACAATCTACTACGGATTGTCCTTTACCCGATGATGACATAACTGGCTTGATAACAGCTTTCTTTGATGCTATCTTATTATAAGCGTCGACAAGTTCTTGCTCTGATTCAGCATAAGCAAATGCAGCTACCTTCAACCCAAGCTCATGAGCACGATCGCGAATAGCATCGCGATTCATTGTAAGGTTAACAGCTCGTGCGGACGGAACAACCTGAGTACCAGCGGCCTCTACTCCATAGAGTACATCGGTAGCAATTGCTTCAATCTCAGGCACAATAATATCTGGGCAGTAAATGTCAATCATGGTTTCAAGTCTACGAGCGTCGAGCATATCGAACACTTCATACGTATCTGCTACCTGCATTGCTGGTGCATTCCGATAAGAGTCACACGCAATAACATAGTGACCCATACGCTTGGCTGAAATTACAAACTCTTTGCCCAGTTCACCCGAACCAAGTAACATAATTACTTTCATATTGTATCCTTTAAATGGAGTCACGGGCGGGATTCGAACCCGCGGCTTTCAGGTTTTGCAGACCTGTGCATTGGACCACTCTGCCACCGTGACGTGGTACTCCTGAAGGGACTCGAACCCCTAACCAAGCCGTTATGAGCGGCCGGCTCTACCATTGAGCTACAGGAGTGGAATTGGTGCGCCGTGCAGGACTCGAACCTGCTACCTCAAGTTTAGAAGACTCGCGCTCTATCCAGGTGAGCTAACGGCGCATTCGATTAGGCGATACGACCTATTCGATGGAGGAGACTGGCAACTTTCGACAGTTCTTCCGAAACATTGCGCTCGCTTTCTTCGGACTGCACGAGCATGTCCTTGTAGTAGAATAGAGCGTTCTTGATCAGAGGCATGTCTGCAGGTGCAAACGTACCGCCTTTGACTTCATTCGGCATTACTTCGACTCCAATAACCAGTTGTTGGCGGTATCCATCCAATCGAGTGCTTCGACAGGAAGAGATTCGCCTCTACGTTTGGCATTCAGAAGATCACAAAACGTGTCTTCGACAGCCTTCGGATTTTCCATTGTTGGAAATGCAAAAAGTTCAACTTCCATATTCACCTCCGTAGTATACTATATATCAGCCCCGAATGAGGGCGACGATAAAAACAATTAAAAAGATCAAGACGCCGATCGAGATTGGAATCCAGAAAGGAGCCAATACCCACAACCACGACCATGTAATATGTCCAGTCAACTTGAGAGTGATAAAAATCAGACCAAGGATTCCAAGGATCGGGAACTGAACAATAGGGGTTTTAGAATTCGACATGATTAAGCTCCAGTATAGTCGTATACGGTGAAGTGAGTGGCATCAGCAATCAGACAATCTTGCATTGCGCGATGGCGCGAACGAAGATAAGTAGTATTATCGTTGCGAGTCATTTCGCGGCCGATAGAAACAGCACGTGGGCCACGGTAGCGAAGACGGATACGAGTGTTGGTCTCGCGGTAGGCGGCCAAAACTTGTTCGCGAAGCTCGATTGGAATCCAATAGGCCAAAACGGGATAATAGTTTTGGCGAGTCGCGTCGGTAGGGACGGCGTAAGTGGATTCAATCTGTTCAACGGTAAGAGTCATAATATATTCCTTTCAACTGATAATATCATCTTACACCGGTTTCGGATTATTGTACATGTTTATTTCGCATTTAACAAGCTTTTTGCTCGCCTAATAACCCATGGTTCGAACGGCAGATGTGTGCCAGTGGCACCGGTCCAATCAGAGAACTCTTTATCGTAGAATCCCTCAAGAATCTCAAGGCCATAGTGATCGAACTCTCGTTCATTGATGCCTTCGGCTTCGGCGATGATCTCGATCGCACGTTCGCGAGTAGCACCTTCGATGATTTCCATCGTCTCTTGAACACGCTCAACGAAGGCAGCAAAGTTGCGAGACTGCTGAATGCGCTCTTCTTCGATCTGCTCGTCGAGTCGATTGCAGAGGAAATCATAGTCATCTTGAAACTCTTCGAGAGACTCGAACTGTGCACCCCGCGGGCGACTACCGTACACGTCCTTGTACAAGTCAGAGTAGATATCGCCGTCACGGCTATTGGTGAGAGCGTTGATGTCCGAGAGAGTAAGCATGTCAGTAGTTCCTTTCATCATCATATATCCAGGATACCTTGTTTTGATAATAATGTACATGCTAAAATGCGCCCGAAAGCGAATCCGAGCGCATTTATTTTAAAAAAGTTTTTAGGCTTTAGTCGTTAAGAGCTGCTAGCTTCTCTACAACTTCATCGATGGTATCGAGAATGGTATCAGAACCACGATCGTCGATAGTACGAATCATCACCTTGCCACGGTGTTCAACGACACCAATCAGAAGGTCGACATTGACAAGATACTTGCCACCTGTCTCGTTGATGAACTCTACGAATTTTACTTGCTTGCTCATTTCTTTCTTCCTATATTATATTTTGTCACGAGGCTCCATTCATTTTTCTCTTTGAATGGAAGGATCTTAATTTGGTTCAATGGAGTCTGAGGATCCACGATCTTATCTGGATCCACTACGGCAATTAATCCCCAGTCAGATAGAAGTTTGACGACAGTATTTCTACGTCCTTGATCTTCTGAGGAAAAATCTGTTGGCTTACCGTCAAGAGCAAACAGCTCTTTAAAATGAACGATGTAATATTTGCCTTGTTTGTGTAGGATATGGCAAGACTGATAAAGAGTCTTGTCCTTGCGTGAAGCAACGCCGATGCGAGTTAAGGTCTCGCGAACCTTTAAGAAATCATCTTCTTCGCCCAGCCTCACTTCAATTAAACTTTCTAAAACACTCATGTTTCACCCTTCTGAATCTTTTTCTTTATTATGTTTATATGTTCAGAGGAGAGGATATCAAGAGCTGCCTTGGCAGCACGACGGTTATAACCGTAATACTCTGCAACCGCTTCGAGATCTCCATCCTTTTCTTTCTTCACCCACTTTGCAAAGCGTTTACTGGGCCGAATAATATTTATCAAAAAAGAATATTGGAGTTTATTGTCGAGGTGGTGGTTGCAGTTCATCATGTTTGCGGCATGGATACTATCCGCAAAGTAAGACAGAGATCGATTAGTTAGCCAAGGACTATAAGTCTTCTCAGCTAGAGTATCATTCTCCGTACCTTTCATCAGGTTCTTCTTGGTCGAATTTATCGAAGTCACGAAGTCGAACGGTTTCATCGCTACGGCCTTTCATAATCACATCAGCAGACTTGTCAAAGAAGTCTGCACATTTTTCACAGATCTCAAGAGATACTGTCCCGTCTGCAGTTTCGAGGCGGAGTTCATGGAACGCCGCTTTCTTAGGATACTTATCCGTGCAGACAGGACACTTCTTTTTCCAGATCACAGGAACTCACAGTCAGCCATAATTTCGGTGAGACATGCCATGAGATTGATTTCAGGATCGGCCGAGAAAGCATTCTGATACTGATACTTCGCGAGGTGCAGTACGAGTTGAGGCATACTACTCTTTGCGATATGATCTTCTGCCTTATCAAAGAAGGCACGGAAGAATTCAGTAGGCTCGATGTCAGACTCTCCAAGCCACTTACGAGCAGCTGTGAAGTTCTTGTCCTTCATGTAACCGATCAGCTTAGTGAGAGCAGAATCCGAGAAATTCCTAAGGATCCCAGTGTCAATGCTGCCAGTAGCACTATACCTCTGAAGCTCGTTGATAACACGGCGCCAATCTGGAAAGTGTGTCTTGATGACTTCAGCAACGACCGCTTTTTCATAAGAAACCGATTCATTGTCGAGGATTCCACATACCCTCTGCATAAACTGCTTCGCGAGAGAAGGGAGTTCTGACTTAGGAATCTTAAACTTGATAACCGAGCATCGAGAATGTAGTGGCTCAATAATCCGATCGACAAAATTACAAGTAAGAATGAATCCACAATTTGCACTGAATTCCTCCATAAAGTTACGCAGAGCTGGCTGAGTGGACTGAGGATTGAGATAGTCGGCCTCATCGAGGATCACCATCTTTCTGCCACCCATCAGGGACACAGAGCTAGCAAACTGAGAGATGTCGTTACGTAGCATGTCGATGTTGCCATTCATCGAACCGTTGATAACGATGTAGTCACATCCAAGCTCTTCGCACATGGCTTTGGCGACAGTCGTCTTACCGACACCTGCCGTACCAGAGAGAATGAGGTTAGGAATGTTCTTCTGATCTACGAACTGCTGAAATGTCTTCTTCAGTTCATCTGTCAGGATAGTGTCGGACACAGTCTTTGGGCGATACTTCTCGACCCACAAAAAATCTTCAAGCATAATATATCTCCGTCAAAATCAAAGTACCGGTTACGAGTTCCGGTGTCGCCTTTTCGTATCGACCGCTTCACCCGAAGGTGCACTGTATACGCTGGCATCTTATGGCGGCCAGTCACCATCCGTTAAGCTTCGAACGAAGAGTTGGATTCGACGGCGATCCAGTACTCTACAGTAGCACCCTTCCAATGGCTGAGTCCCTTCGAAGAGATCGAAACATCGTAAGAACCAGGAATCAGCTTCATACAATCCGAACGGAATACCATGCGGAAGCGAGCTTCAGTTTCACCGACTTCGACACTAAAAGAGTCGTTGCTAGTTCCACGTGTATCGACTGCTTGAAGCAAGATCTTACCGTTCTTACCGACGATGGCGATTTCTGGCAACTGAGATACACTCAGAGCCTTCATTACTCGATTGAGTGCTTCCTCAGAAATCAAGCAATTGACTTCAGGATTTGGCAATTCAATCTCACGATCAGGTGGAACGATGATCAGCGAAGGATCAGTGACAGCGTACTGAAACTTGTTGTTGCCTTCGATGAGCTCTACGTATGAATCCTTGATTTCAATCTCAGGATCATTAAACAAGGAAAGGGTGCCGATAAACCGTGAGAGGTCGTATACGGCAAAACCCTTCTCGAAGTCTTGCTTAATTGTTGCTTTCGCAAGAACAGACTTTGTACTGGAAATAGTACGGATCACATTACCCGGTTTGAACATGATGTTCTTATTAATAGCCGAGAAATTCTTAAGTACTTGCAACGTATCATTATCTAATTTCATTATAAATCTCCATATGTTCGGAATATTCACTATACCAATTGTGGTGTTTATTGTACACTCTTATTTTTTGTTCTTTCCAAGTGCAGAAGGATCTGCAGTTGCAGAAGCACCGATGCGAGCAATATCTGGTAGAGAACCACCAAACACATACGAACCGACGTGCTTCAATTCCATCCAAGGGCATAGCCATACATGCATGCCAGCATTGCGAACCCACTGACAGAACATATAGTCTTCAGAGAGGTAACGCTTCGAGTAATCCTTCAGCAGACCGTTGTTTGGATCTTGCACGAATGCCAAGATCTCGTCGGCCTTTGCCTTCGGATTCTTCTCGAGGAATTCCTTGAGTTCAGCATTGATGTTCGTACGCTTATGATCGATAGGTGTATCGAAGAATGCCATGATCTCGCGGCTACCATCAAAGTGTTCAGTACGAACGTGATCTGGCTTATAGAACTGCTGAGGATAGGCTTCTTGGAACTTCTCGAAGGTGTTGCGGCGAATCATCATGAAACCTGTGCCAGCTTCAAGCACTTCGACTGGTTCGCCGAGAGGAATTTCATTGGTCGTGCCAGTCGGATTGAAGACGTAGTCACCTACATACTTCTCAAGATCATTTGGATTCTCGTCAGCCATACCCTTGTCGACGGCAACTTTGATCTTTTCCCAGCTAATGCACTTCTTCGGATATGGACCAGCGATAATATCGTAGTTATCTTCAGTTGCATCTGGATTTTGTAGAGCGAGAAGAGCGATCACGTCATTTGGATTGAATCCAATGTCTGAGTCGATGAACATCAAGTGAGTATCACCTGAACGCATGAACTCATCAGCACAGTAGTTACGTGCGCGAGTAATCAGAGACTCATTGAAGAGGAAGTAGAATCTGACTTGAATTCCATAGTGTGTGCAGAGTGCCGAGAGATCTGCGATTGAGCGGGTAAACATACCTGCACATTGTCCACCATACATTGGCGCGGCGATAAAGAGCTTGCGCTTACGTAGCTCTTCCATTGGAACATTAATTTCAATACCCATTATTAATCCTTATATTCAGTGTCGTGTACGTGGAGTTGCATGATGGCGTAGTGAATAACCTTCATGAGGTCCTTTCGCCATTCTTTTGGATCGCCTTTGCGACCATATCGTTGCGTATACTTCATCATATTCCCGATGTTGAAACCAGTACCATGACCGGCGTCAATGATGAATTCTGTTGCTTGAAATTTATTTCGGGAATAATGCTGAGCGTAGGTAGCATCGACGTAAGACTGAATTTGTTTAATCAATTCGCCTTCATTGTATTTATAATCAATGAGATGCTTCGCTGGAAAACCAGGAATAAAAGTTTCAGCTGTTCCCATGTTACCCTTAAGGCCGGTAGTTGGGGCCATTTTACCTGGAAGGCTGGTAATAGACAAGGTAGATCCGTGTCCTACTACTTCGTGCTTTGGGACTGGAAATCCCATCACGTTTTCATTATCACTCATGCAAAAAAGTCCTCTAGAGTTGCGGGTTTATTTTCAGATAGACCAGACCATTTACGGCCTTGCCAATGTGGATAAGATGCTCGTGAGAGATGAACCGACTTTGGTTTTTCCATGCATTCGAAGTCGAGCTCGCCTCTGTCATTGAGAAGCGGATCAACCCATTCGATGAAATTGACACTGCCTTGAGCACACAGCTTTCTCATCTCATCTTTAAAGGCGAGACGCACTGCGTTACGCTGATCCCAAGATCCGTAAAATGGTGTGCCTTTATAGTAGCCAGTTTTTGGAAGAACACGAGATTCATTCTCGATAGGAAGCAACTCGTATGCAGAGACCTTTGCAAGATCTAGTTGAGAGAGTTGTTCATAGTATCTATTCGCCAAATCTCGAGCAGCCTTTTCAGGATCTGGTTGGCGGCAAAGATGGTGACGTACATCGATGTTACCAAAGTAGAATTCTGCGATCTCATGTTCTGGATCGATAAAAGTATTGAGACCTTCCTTCAATGCACCGTGTAGAGTCTTGAATGGAACGGAGTTGACAAACCAACCTGGACGATACATGCAAATGGCATGACTATCACCAGCCACAACACGATTGACAACTTCAATCTGTCGAACTGTAATGGCATTGTCTTCGATGTATTTGAGGTTTTCCCAGTCGACCTTATGCCAATCGGGATGAATGTCATCTTTTAGACGAGGAGAAAGCATCTCGCTGTATTTAGGATGGTCGATCCAAAGCGAGTATACTTTTTTTGTTTTTTCTATTTTGGAGAATCGAATTAAGTTGTCGATGTTGCCGTAATTTTTCATGCCACCGAAAAGGTTCAATGAACCGAACCAGTCGTTTCCATGATATACGTAGATGCTATCGAACGAGTTGATGTCATGATGAATGTCACCTGTTCGATCGAGATGAACAACTCCGCCATTTTCTACAGAAATTTGTTCTGCATAGATAGCGGCTTGAGCGGCTCGATGCGAGTGAATATTCGAGGAGACGGGTGTGAACGGAGATGTTATAAGCGTTTTCATATTATCCCTTATATATCAAGTACGTTATAATGTACATCATTTTTTGGCCAGTCGCGGGGAGATGTTATAAGCGTTTTCATATTATCCCTTATATATCAAGTACGTTATAATGTACATCATTTTTTGGCCAGTCGCGGTAACTATTTACGCGTTCATAGATCGTAGGATCATTTAACACTGGTTCTTTGCCGACATTCCAGAACAAGATGTTCTTGCCAGTATTTTTAGGAATGTACTTCCACACTTTACCATCATATGTATCGATACAAGGAAACGGCGGAAGATTCTCTGGCTTCTCGCTTTGTTGAAATGGTAGAGGCTCTGAGATAACCTCTGCTCGACCTAATTCTCCAGCTTGTAGATTACGAGATACAGCAACCGAATGGAACTTGGCATTTGGCCACGCGATTTGCATTGCTCGTGAAAGAACACCAGTCGAGATGGCTACGTAGACCTCATCAGGAGCTTCGATCTTTGATGCAGCCTTCACGATACCAGCAGTCACTAGCTCATGCTTCAGACCGAGTGGAACGAAGAATGCATCTTCTTGAGAATCTGCCCAATCTTTGGCGATCTTATTCAGATTCGGCATAGCAGCGATACGATGAAATTCTACATCTGCGCCCTGTTCGATACAACATGCCTGATGATGAGAGATTGTTTGCGATGAAGGCATGAACAACTTCACCTTCTTGTTGTGACGCTTGGCAACATCAAGAAGAGAAACGCCTGCAAGTCCAGTCCGAGGCTGAACATAGACGATGGTCGACTGATTGATTTTCGACAATAGACAGTCACCGCCACGAACCTTCGTTCCAGTGATGAGGTCGTCTCGTACACATCGTACGTCATCATGAATTGTAACTACTGGATCTGGATATGGATCAGTCCATGTTTCTGCGAGGCTGAGATAGTATTCTCTGGCTTTTTCCCAACCGTAAATGCCTACGTCTTTGTTTACGCCATCAATGACGTGTTTGTTGTGTGCCATTTGTCAACCTATCATAATTATTGGTCCGAAGAGACCAGTCAAT